TTATCAGAGACGTCTTGCAAATTCGTCACTAATCCGGTTAACTTTGATCCATCCCCTTTAAAAAACGCAGCCGTGACGTTCCCGGTGGCGACGAGACCATCAGTCGCGTTTGTGAGCCGTATTGTATTTGACGAGACGTTATTTCGATCTACAATGTGTGAGAGTCCTTCAGATTCGAGAGTCGCGATTCTTGACACGTTTGAATTTAAATTGCTTTGCATTGCGACCGTATTCGCCGCCATCTCGGAGCGGAGGGTCACCGTATTCGCAGCCATCTCAGTGCGAAGGGTCACCGTATTCGCAGCCATATCGGAACGGAGGGTCACCGTATTCGCAGCCATCTCATTACGGAGAATTCCAGCATTCGACTGTAAATCTGACCGGAGGGTCACCGTATTTGCAGCCATCTCATTACGGAGAATTCCAGCATTCGACTGTAAATCTGACCGGAGGGTCACCGTATTCGCCGCCATATCGGAACGGAGGGTCACCGTATTCGCAGCCATCTCATTACGGAGAATTCCAGCATTCGACTGTAAATCTGAGCGGAGGGTCACCGTATTCGAAGCCATCTCGTTCCTAAGATTTGATGCGTGTATATCGAATTCATTCATGTGTAGAACATTCGTGACGTAAGTGCCGTCACCTTTAAAATGAGCGGCTTGAACATTACCCGTAAAAGTGGCATCTTGTCCAAAAAAATCATCACCCGTGATGTCACCGTCGGCAGTCACGTTGCCATACACGTGTACATCAATCACATTCGATGTATCTGGGATCAACACCGAATCACTCGGTGAACTGAGTGTATGTGAAATAATAAACTCGCTACTCGCACCTCTGTAACCAAACGCCACGTTTGAGTCACCTTGATACACGAGAACTACGCCCGTGTCGAGTGAAGAACTCGTGTTATCCGCTGCGAGTGCGAGTATTGGGTCTTCCACTAATAAGTTTTGAGTGGACAAATACGTCGTATTTCCACGAACTTCTAAGTTTCCATAAAGGAGTGAGTCTCCGGATACCGAGAGATCGCCAGTGAAAGTGGCATCTTGTCCGAAAAAATCAACACCTGTGATGTCATCGTCGGCTAAAATCTCACCACCGACGTGTAGGGTCTTTTGTGGTGTGGTTTGATTTACACCAACTTTCCCACTTGTCACCAGAGAGGTTCCCGTATTAATGAATTGGACAGTGTTTGATGAAACATTTCCGTTATTCACAATTTGTTCTAGATTTGATGCGATATTGGACAGGGATGATCCATCCCCCTTAAAATACGCAGCCGTCACGTTACCGGTTGCGACGAGACCATCCGTCGCGTTCGTTAATCGTAATGTATTGTCGGTGACGTTACCATTATCAGAGACGTCTTGCAAAGTCGTCACTAATCCGGTTAAATGACGACCGTCCCCCTTAAAAAACGCAGCCGTCACGTTCCCAGTGGCGACGAGACCATCCGTCGCGTTTGTGAGCCGTATTGTATTTGATGATACATTGTTTCGATCTACAATGTGTGAGAGTCCTTCAGATTCGAGAGTCGCGATTCTTGTCACGTTTGAACTTAAATTGCTTTGCATTGCGACCGTATTCGCAGCCATTTCACTTCGAATAATTCCAACATTCGATTGTAAATCGGACCGGAGGGTCACTGTGTTCGCCGCCATCTCGGAGCGAAGAATTCCAACATTCGATTGTAAATCGGAGCGGAGGGTCACCGTGTTCGCTGCCATCTCGGAGCGGAGGGTCACCGTGTTCGAAGCCATTTCACCACGGATGATTCCAACATTCGACTGTAAATCGGACCTAACGGTCACCGTGTTCGCCACCATCTCGGAGCGGATAGTCGCAAGATTCGAGGCTAAATTACTGTACATTGTAACTGTATTTGTAGCCATCTCATCCCTAATATTTGCGGCATGGATATCGAATTCATTCATGTGTAGAACATTCGTGACGTGCGTACCATCACCCTTAAAATATGAAGCCGTCACGTTCCCGGTGGCGACGAGACCATCTGTCACATTTGTTAACTGTATTGTATTGGATGATACATTTCCATTATTTACTATTTGTTCAAGATTTGATGCGATGTTCGATAATAAACCACCGTCACCAGCGAAGCTATCCGCAACAACGTTACCATAAACACGCATCGAAATTGAGTTCGATGTATCGGGGACTAAATTATCACCACCCGCCGAGCTCTGTGTGTGCGCTAGTATGAATACATCGTCTGTTTCTGTAAACCCTAAAGCAACGTTAGCTTCAGTTGGGCTTCGTGTCATGATAAATCCGAGGTCAGTCGCGGTCAAGCTATCATAATTATTTTTTCCAATCTCAACGATTCCGTCGTCGACGATTAAGTTTTGTTTCGACACAAGAGTTGTATCACCCAACACATGAAGGTTACCAGTGATAAAAGTTGTTTGAGACACAAATACATTACCTCGAACGTCAAGAACGTTTGATCCACTGTCTTCGATCGAAACATTTGAACCTATATCAAGGGTATGTATCGGGTTCGCGTTTGCGATACCAACATTTGCGACTGTGACGAGCCCAGTCGCGACATTGTTGAATTCAGCTGTTAACGTGGTCGTATTGCCAAATGCCATGACACCTTGTAGGGTTGTTTCTGGTGTTAAACCCGTGTCGAGTATCTCATGTGTCTCTGCGTTATACGCCAATGCATTTGAAAGATTCGATCCACCCTTTCTAATGGGCGCCATGTATAAACCGGAGTTAGGTGCCTCAATCACATTTGACGTCGCGTTCAAAACGATTGAATTCAAAGCCTGGTCGTTTGGCATATACTTACCGATCCGTACCTTTTCGGAACGATCGATCGTACTTAAATTTTTCACCATGCCTATTATATTATAATATGATTTTTATTTGAATGTTTTTCGCTTCTGAACATCAAGATAAACAAAACCATCCAGAACTCTTATAAATACATAATTCATCAGTGGACGTATCAAAAACAATCAGTCCGGGTACTGGATTTAAAACCTGTTCGCGCTCCTCTGTCGTCATTCGAGGTGGCAAAAAGCCGAGTGTGGTGGAATTGAGTGATAGTATTGCAGGTGGATTTCGGTCTTTTTTGGTTGGATCACCGATTGTCGCCTTTCCATTGGCGTCTAGAGACATCACGTTCGTTAAAGATCCTTGTGGATTCATCGTCCGAAATAACAATCCACCCGGATTTCCGGACGTCGTGCCGTTATTTGCCTTTGTATATCCACATATATCCGCTAATTTACCGTAAGGTGCGGAAACCTCGACGACTTGTATTTCTCCTAATCTAGACGTCTTCATGAGTTTACTCTCTACGTTGATCGAGTGTGGAATCGTTTTGAGTGATTTTACGTTTTCTAACTGTTCCACTCGAGTTTCATGTGTGTCGAGAATTTTTTGATGTTCAACCAGTGTATGGTTTGTTTTTTGAACTTTATCTTCAAAATTTGTTGTGTTTAAATTGTTTATGTTTGTAAAATTGGTGCATTGATCTTTATTAAATTTTATTTTTTCACACATGTCATTTATTTCACTTAAAATATAATCAGTTTTACTATAATAATCAAGAAATTTAAAATTTTTTTGTTCCACGTCGTGCATTTTTTGTTCCACGTCGCGCATCGCAGTATCTAAAACCTGTTTGTGGGAATCAAGGTCTGTTTTTATTTTTATATAATCGTCTTTCTCCGCATAATTAAGTTTATCTTCGTCATACTCTTTAAATTTTTGATATAGTTCGTTTAATTGTTCTAATGAGTTTGTCAATTGACTCGATGCCGTTTTTATATGAACATCATGTTTGCGTATTTCTGATTTTAAATCATGGTATTCTTTTTTGTCTACAAATGTTTCTAGAATTTTATTAATTTTATTTATATTTTGTTCTTGTGATTCTACGACTCTCCCATTTTTGGCGATGTTATTTTCGTGAGTATCACATATATCATTTATAACTTTTAGGTCGGTTTTTATATTATCAATTTCAGTTATTTTATAATTTAACTTATTCACATCCTCCATCACCGGTTTGAAATTCGATATATCATCTTTATTCAAGGCTATTTGATTTTGAATCGGTTTCACAATATTTGAGACACTGTCATTTATCTCATTCACCCGCGTATCGATCGAATTTTTTATTTTTTCTACAGATTCCAGTTTTGGGATACCTGTCAGATGGGAACCATCACCATATAATTTAGTACAGTATACGTCACCTTCCGCGTGTAAAGATTTTTTTATATCCAAACTGGACACGGAGAGTTCATCAAACGTGTGTGAATTATTTTCAAAATCGATTATTTGTGATTTTTTTATATTTCTTAAATATTGACCATCTGCGTGAAGCTCGTTTCTAACATATATATTGTCGAAATGTTGTCTAACTTCAGTTTGAATCTGTATATTTGACAGGAGACCACCGTCACCTTCCAATAAAAGAGCCTTTATTTTACCATCAACTTCTAAATTGGAATCAATTTTAACTCTTCCCTGATCGTTTAAAATATTAACCTCACCCCGTTCATTGTGTATTGTTATGCCTGTCTCCTTGTTTGAGGAGTTTTCCGCAATGTCAAGAATCGGGTACAGTTTAAATTTTTCATTTTTGATCGTTTTATTCTCGACTTCGAGATTTTCGACTTCAAGGTGTTTGAGTTTTAATTTTTGTCCACCTATATCCACAATTTCTTTCGTGTGCGAATTATACGCCAAAAGATTTGAACCTTCGTCTGCTCGTATTGGAGCCACATAAAGTCCACTGTGTTTCACATTTGTGAGTTTTTCTTTTGACGCGTTAAACACGATAGAGTTTGCTGGTTGTGTAGAACTCGCGTGGATTCCTAAACGAACTTGGTCCGTAGGTTGATTCACACTGGAATTCTTTACCATTTAATATAAGTTTTCATTTTTAATTAGCGTACAACAATCCGGCCATACCATTTTCGATTCTTAAAATATTATAGTTTACGGCGTAAATAGGATCTGTTATTTTTTTCGTATTGCTCAATATTTTAGCGTTATCAAGCCTACTAAAATTTAAAGTACCAGTTGGCTGTAAAGAGCTGGTTGACAGACAAAAACAATGTAAAAAGAAATCCGGTGACGTCACGAAGTTCGTATGATAATAATTAACGACATCGATGAAATGTGGTTTCGCAAACCTGAACTCACCTATGTCTAAGCCATTTATTTCAAGCTTAACTTTGTTATCAACTGAGACGAGTGCGCCGGTCGCCGTCGTATCCGTGGATGCTATATACTTAACTGGGTGGCTAAATATAAGTTCCTGAGTTTTTTCACCCGACGGAATGTTCTTTTGAACTTGTGTGATGAGCATGTTTCGATTTCTTGAAGCGATGTTACCACGTTCCTCGTTGTCCAAATAATAATAATTTGCAAAAGCTTCAATGTCATAGTTACCAGCACTTGGACCCCATCTAACTCTCGCTTCAACATTGTGATATTGCAAAGCTATCAATGGGAGAGCATTTTGTGGACCCTCACAGAAGAAGAACCTCAACGGATAAAAATAAGAACTCGAGCTCACACCTGGATGTGGACCGTTTGAACTCTTCGAAACATTTTGGGCAAACGTATCGATCGCAATTTTTTCTGTAAAAATGGCATCCTGAGAATCAATTTTTTGACCACCTATATAGAGATCCACACTCTTAACTATCTGTGTCCAATCGTGTGAGTACACGGCTTCGCCATTTTGCGAAATGGTAAAATACACGTATCCCAATAAATCACCTGTGCGGTCGAACTGAATCGTCGAGAGAGCGTCGTTCGTTACAGCACCTTGGATGTGTAACTTTGAAATCGACTGAGAAAAATTAGAATGTCGTTTAAAAGTCGAGGAAAAGAAACTTATCTCGGGTTCGCCGATGATATGTTCATCCTGTGCGCCGACGGCAATAAGTTGAACCACACCCGACGACATTTATAATAGGGTAATTTTATAATTTTATCGAATTATAGCATTACAGCTTTATAAATTTATTAATTAATTTGTAAATGGCATGTTCTTCTTTTTACATGCGAACCTAAATATAAAAACATTTTCACCACCACCGTTCGTGATAGCTGCACCGGTTTGGTTCAAAAGAGATATATCTAAGCGATCCAATTTTCGGATCGGTGTCGCATATTCTCGTTCAATATCATAGCTATCCCTGAACGTAATCGGGTTGGACCCATTTTGGATGATGGATCCGAATGATTTGTTTATCATGGACATAGAACCTTGTCCATTGAAGGTACTCGATGCGCGCTGCGAGTAGTTTGTGTCGAGTTGATCGATCGATACATGACAGACGTTCGTACCGGACGTATCGATTCGCGCAGCTAACAATTTAGCTTGGACGACATTTTCGAGTGTGTTCGCGAGATACACGGAAAATTTATTTTTACTAGACTGCCCGATCGTATCGACCGCGACAGTGTGATATTCGTACTCGAAGTCTGGCAAAGTTGATCCAGCTTTACTCATATTACTATATGATTAGATTAAATTAACGATCCACCTATCCCACCGATAATTTGGGCATCCGCCGAATCCGACACGACCTTTTGGTCACCACATACACCACCTGGGGTTTTGTTAGAGCTGTAGTAACCAGAGCCTGGGTTTCCTGGTGCACACTTAAGGGAATTTTCCAATTCGAAGATAGACTTCTCGGAAACTGGCTGAGTTTCGATTGGTCGTGGCCTGTACTTGCTGGTCTTTTCAGCTGTAGTCCTGAACGACATCAAAATACATAAAAGTACAAATAAGACGACGATCGATTTGAGGGTATTTTTGTTGGTGGCATTCAACATGTTTTATAATAATATAACATTTTTTTAAGTGCGTTAAAGAAATTAATTTAGATTATAGATACATATTAATGGACGGTGAGATCGTACTAGATCGAAGCAACACTAATGTCATGAAACTCGACGACGCGGAACAGGCTCTCATGGACGAGATAAGTATAGAACCCCCAAAGCCCCGTAGCGCACGAAGAGTACCAAAGCCCGTGAGCTTCCGACCAGCACAAAATTTTGCGGATCAGCCACAGGAGGACATCGGCGCTTTCGCGAACCCCAATAAACAAACCATACCTCAATCTACCATGGAAGAGGCACCTGTGGATTACGGGGAGTATGATGACCCCATTGACGATGGAATCGGTATGGGTGATTACGCTGCTCCACAGGAAGAGCTTCCCTCGGCTGGGTACAATTCAATCGATGAAGAAAAGGCGGACTTGGTGAATAAACTGGGTCGACTAGAGAAACGCGGCTTCACAGTCAACAAGCGTCTCAACGCATATTCTAATATAGATGATTTACGAACAGAAGTAAAGCGAATTACATATAGTATAGATGTAGATAAGAGTATTAAATTTTCGAGGAGAATGCTGGTGGCGTGCTGTACCGGAATCGAGTTTTTAAACAAAAAATACAACCCATTCGAGAT